GGACCTCGACAAGCGCCAGATACCCGTCGCCACCCTATCCATTTGCAGCGCGCGGGAAAGCGTCGTCATCGATGATGTCGACCAGCTTCCGCAAGGCGCTTTCACGCTGGTTCGCAAGCCGATCGATGCGTCGAACCTAACGAAACAGATCATGGCCGAGGAGGCCGGGAAATTCCCAGGAGCCCATCTGGAAATGGGTGACGACTATCTCGTCGCCAGAAGCAAGTAGCGGGCAAAAACCAGTATCAGCATCAGAGGGCATCGCCCGGAAAGAGATGGAAAATGGTCAATATCAACAATGTCTTCCCTTCCAAGTACCTGAGCAGCCAGGACCTCGACGGCGGCGAACGCACCTTGACGATCAAGGATGTTCGCATGGAAACCTTTGCCGACAACGAAACCAAGCCCATCGTCTATTTCGATGAGATCGACAAGGGCCTGACCCTGAACAAGACCAACGCGACGACGATCGGCGGCCTGTTCGGCCCGGAGACTGACGACTGGCTGGGGCAGCGGGTTACGCTCTTTGCGATCTGGACCGAGTTTCAGGGGCGCCAGACGCAGGGGCTTCGCGTTCGGGCTCCGACGCGGCAGCTGAACCAGTCTCACCAGAGGCCGCTTGAGGACCGCCCGCAGCGTGACGGCGCTCGTGAATATGCGGCGGCAAGTGGCGGTTCGTTCGACGAGCGAAATCCGCCGCCGGCTGAATACGATCGGGTGTAATCGTCATGTCCGAAGATCGCGTCATCAAGGCCCGATATGCGGACTGGAGAACAGTGAAGGGCCGCAAGGTCCTTCAACTGGTCCTTGAGGTTCCGCTTGAGCAACAGGACGAGGCGCTGAGGATGCTTGGCGCCCCGTTACCTGACCGGGATCTATGGGTGGCGATCGCCCGCCTGAATGAAGCGCAGAACGACAGCTTCAAGGGCGGTCGTCTCGCCAAGAAGGCCGGTATCCTCTGCAACGAGATCGGCTTCCAGAAGTGGGCCGGCGCCGAAAATCCAGATGGAGCCGCGATTTTCATCCGCCAGCGTTGCGGTGTCGAAAGCCGCGCCATGCTGGACCACGAAGAACGGGCCGCTCGGGCCTTCAAGAATATGGAACTCGAATATCAGAACTGGCTGAGGGACGCAGCATGAACCTGACCCACGAAAAGGCCCTCGCCTCCGGGCTGACCCCGTTGGACGAACGGCAATTGCTGATTGCCCTGTTGCGAGGCATCCCCCGGAGATCACGGGCGCGGTCGACCATCGAGGACCGACTTGCGGATTTGACGCGAGACGAGATCGCGACGGACATCGCGGCCGATCGGTTCGCTGTCGCCTTTGCCGAGGAAATGGAGGCCGGGATCGATGGCTAGATCCGTCAAGGAATGGCGCGGGCGCTCCGACGACCACAAGCCGCCGCCGACCGTTCGCCAGCGCATCCTAGACCGCAACAACGGCACTTGCCACCTGTGTTCGCAGCCGATCACAGACCGGAACTGGGATGCCGATCATGTCGTAGCCCTGATCAACGGGGGCGAGAACGCCGAAGCGAACATGAAGCCGGCGCACCGGCAATGCCACCGGCTCAAGACGGCGAAGGACGTAGCCGAAAAGGCGATGGTCGCGCAGAAGCGAATGAAGCATTCCGGCGCGATCCAGCCGAAGCAGACAATTCAGGGGCGAAACTCTCTGCAAACGCGGAAGGACCGGCCACCCAAGCCGAGACTGCCACCGGCCCGGCTTTATGCACCCACGAGGGAGATCGCGAGATGAGACCCGAAGACATCCTTGACGATGCGCTGGCTTTGCTGCGGCGGAATGATGCCGAGATCGACCGCTTACGAGCCGCCATCACCGAAGCCGAGCGCCAAGCCTACAACCGCGCCGCCGAGATCATCAAGGACACGGCCCAGCAATGGGATGACGGCGAGGGAAGCCGATCGTTTGCCGCCTGCATGGCGGCGCATGATGCCATCCGCGATCTCGTGAAGGAGGGATAGGATGAACACCGCATGGCTCCTCATGGCGCAGTACGGCAAGGCGATCATCCCGCTTGAGGACGTGCGGCGGGATCACTTTTCGCACCTGAATATCGAGATGTTCCGGCGCAAGCTCTCGCGAGGCGAAATCAAGCTGCCGATCATCCGAGCCGAGGCCAGCACGAAAGCCCACCAGGGCGTCCATATCGATGACCTCGCTGCCTATATCGACACCGCCCGCGATCAGGCTCGCAAGGAACTGGAGCAAATCACGAAGGGCGTCGCGGCATGATCCGGTACGTCGCTGGGTACGTCACAGCGAAATCACAGGATCGGGAAGCCCTTGCATTCAAGGGCTTTGGCGTTTAATGTCGGTCCAGTCGATCATGGGCGCGACGGCAAAGCGGCGAGCCTCCGGAATCCGGGCTTCCCCTTGAAATTCAGGCTGTTCCCCGCCGCCCGATCTTGTCGTCAACTCGTGCATGTTCCGGTTATGTCTAGTCTAGATTGCCAGAGTACGACACGTAGCGTACCAGTCCTCTCCATGACGTACCGATTGGGAGGGGATCGTGGGAACGATCATAGCGAGAAAACGCGGCGATGGCACTACCGGCTATAGCGCGCAAATTCTGATCAAGCGAAAGGGCGTCATCGTGCATCGGGAGACACAGACATTCGATCGCCGACAACCCGCCGCGATCTGGCTGGAAAAGCGCGAGAAGGAATTGAGGCAGCCGGGGGCTCTTGAGCGCGCCCGGATCAAGGCGCCGACGCTTGGCGTCGCTATCGACCGGTACGTTACGGAATCGTTGAAGCAGATCGGACGCACCAAGGCGCAAGTGCTCCGCACGATCCAGACGGACCCGATCGCGGACCTTCCATGCGAGGAAGTCGGGAGCCCGGAGATCGTCGCGTTCGCCCGGCGTAGGAGCGCGGATAACCAGCCGCAGACGGTCGGCAACTATGTCTCGCACCTTGCGGCGGTGTTCGCCGTGGCAAGGCCGGCATGGGATTATCCGCTAGACCAGCAGGCAATGCGGGACGCGCAAGCCGTGATGCGACGGCTCGGCCTGATCGCCACCAGTCGCAGGCGCGAACGCCGCCCGACATTCGACGAGCTGGACGCCATCCTGTCCAGCTTCGAGGGCCGGGACAAACGCGGCCGCGCCACGGTTCCTATGGTCAAGGTCACGGTGTTCGCGCTGTTCTCGGCCCGTCGCCAGGAAGAGATCACCCGCCTCGCATGGTCCGATCTGGACGAAGCCCATTCTCGCGTCCTTGTCCGCGACATGAAGCATCCGGGAGAGAAGATCGGCAACGATACATGGTGTGACGTACCGGAGCCTGCGATGCGCGTGATCCGATCGATGCCGAGAGCCGGCCCGCTGATCTTCCCCTACACGACGGACGCGATCGGCGCGGCGTTCACGCGGGCATGTCAGGTTCTCGGGATCGAGGATTTGCGGTTTCACGATCTGCGGCACGAGGGGGTCAGCCGCCTATTCGAGATGGGGCTTTCGATACCGCACGCCGCTGCCGTTTCCGGTCATCGGTCGTGGTCGAGCCTGAAGCGCTATGCCCAGATCAGGGCGCGCGGCGACATTTACGAAGGCTGGGAATGGATAGAGAGGGCGGTGCGATGAGCGCGAAACGTTTGATGCCAGAGCGGACCAATCTCGGGAGAAGGTTTGACGCGACGATGGCCGCTCCTATGGGCAACCGAAAGCGCGGCGAATACCAGATTGAGGGTCGGCGCTCCGTTTTGGGCTATCCGCTGCCGTCGTGGCAGCGCCCGTTCGTCTGGACAGATGGACAGTGCATCAGATTCCTTGAGAGCGCATGGCTCGGGCTGGACCTTGGAACCTACACCTACAACCAGGCCGCTATCGGATCGCCGAATGACGGCCTTCTGATCGACGGACAGCAGCGTCTTCGATCGCTGGAACGTTACCTTGATGGCGAATTCCCGGTCTTTGGCTATCGGTGGTCCGAAGTCACGATCGTTGATCGCAGATTTTTCGAGATGTCGACTATTTTCGCCTGCTATGTCACCGAAACCGAGGATGAAGACTATCTCCGCTCCTACTATGACATGACGAATTTCGGCGGAACGGCGCATACTGAGGATCAGCGGGCCGCACCCCTCGCCATGCGTTCGGAGGTAAGGTGATGACGGGCGAAGAATTCCTCAATGTCTATGAGGGCTACCGCTCGCCCGGCCGATGGCGCAAGGCGTGGTGCGAACTCACTGGCGGACACGATAACGGCGTCTGGGGTACGTTCACGGCGGTTGACACCGACATCGCCGCGTCGGTCAGTCTTGAATGCCAGCGCTGCGGAAAGCGGACGGTCTGGTATCGCGTGCCGCGTCGTGGCGCCCCTCCCCGCAACCCTAACGATGGAGATTGAGATGTGGATGCTCGACGACGATTTTGACGACGACGAGATCGAAGAAGAATGCGGACTCATGGCAGACGGGATGTGTATGCTCGCCGGGACTGAACATTGCGATTGGGACTGCGGCAGGCTCAATGCCCAGCGGATCAGCGCCGTGAAGTGCCACCGCGCTCTATCAGAGAGGACACCCGATG